TTGGATTATTTGGTATAATTGTAACAAGTCTCAAATCTTGCCCAGAGACAGTTACATCAGTACGAAGACCGATTGGATTGTTTTCATAATAAACACCAGGACGAACATAAATTGTATCCCCATCTTGTGCTATTGATGCGGCGGCACCCACAGTTGCTTTTGCATCACCTTCAAGCAATCCGCTGTTCGTATCATCACCATCTTTTGTAACATAAATGATGTTTTGAGTTTGAACGCCAGGAGGTCTCCAAGAAACTCCTGTTCCAACAGACGATAAGCGATAATCAAATTTTCCAGTTGCTGTACTATTATTAATATCAATTAGAGAAGAATTAAGTTCTACGGTATCATTAAGAGTCGTAGCACCATCAACATCTAAAGTATCATTAAGAGTCGTAGCACCATCAACATCTAGAGTAGCATTAAGAGTTGTATCGCCATCAACATCTAGAGTAGCATTAAGAGTTGTATCGCCATCAACATCTAGAGTAGCATTAAGAGTTGTATCGCCATCAACATCTAAAGTATCATTAAGAGTCGTAGCACCATCAACATCTAGAGTAGCATTAAGAGTTGTATCGCCATCAACATCTAGAGTAGCATTAAGAGTCGTAGCACCATCAACATCTAAAGTATCATTAAGAGTCGTAGCACCATCAACATCTAAAGTTGCATCAAATTCAACTCTTTGCGTAGCATGAAGATCTCCAGTAATATCTAATTTATACGCTGGATTTGTCAATCCAAGACCAGTCAATCCGACAGGTGTAACAACTAAATCTTGTCCAGTAAGACCTACTTGAAATCTATTGAATAGATTTGTAGTTCCAATACCGACATTAGTGAGTCTATAAATTGGAGCAGATGATCCAAATCCAACATATCCCCATAAATCTTGTGTTTGAATATCTGCAATCCAGTTTGGATTACTTGGATTAACGACAGGAATTAAAGTATCCGTTCCTACGCCAAGACTATTGATTTGTTTAAAATTTAAAGCAGCAAACGCTTGTGCTAAGTCATCTGTTGGAATAAATACTCCCTGATCTTGAACGTAAAATCTTGTCATTCTACTTCTTTATAATGAAATATTTATATTATGATGGGTAAAGAGGGACTCCTTCATCGAGAACAAAAATTCCATCTGTGGATATTCCAGGAACTCCAGGAATAGCCTCCGCGATTAGAGGTATCCATCTAACTCCAGTATCATCTCTAACCAAATAATATCCATTTCTTCCTGGAGCATTCGCAGAATCATAGATTGTCTCATCTATTTTTACGCTTCCCGCAATATCTAATCTCTGTTGTGGTTGAGTGCTTCCAATTCCAACTCTTTCACTAACAATTGTTGTTCCAATAACATCAAGTCTTTCTCTAGGAGTTGTTGTTCCAATTCCAACACGACTAGTTGATGCATCAGCTCTTAATGTTGTTCCACCACAACCAACATCTAGTCTTTTTCTTGCAGTAACAATTCCAGCATTTAAATTTTTATCAATATATACATCACCATAAAAATCAGAATCTTCTAGAACATTTATTTTTTTAAATGTTATTTTTTTCGATAAAAAATTAGCGTTATTAAACTTTAATTCACCATGAATTCTAACATTTTTATAAAAAACTACAGTTTCATTAAAATGTGATTCTAATCCATAAAACTTACTATTCTCTGAGGGTTCTTCATAAAAAGATTGATTTTGTTCTTCTATACTACTTTCAATTTCTTCTTCAATAATCTTTCTTGGTTTTTCGCAATTATTTTGATCTGCCATACTATATTACCGAGTCAATTACAGTATCTATAACCTTACTAACAATTCCACTAACTGCACCATTAATAAAATCAACTCCAACAAAACTACCCTCAAAAACTCTACTTGTAAAATCTATATTTAATAAGGATGGAATGTTTCCACTAGTTCCTTTTAAATCAACTCTTTGACCCTTAACCATGACTCGACCATCACCACCCATCATTGTAATATTTCTTCCTGCTTTAAAATGAATGTCCTCTTCAGCCTCAATCATAATGTTCGTTGCATATAAGCGAATCATTCCATTTGCAGAAATAGAAACATTACCATTGTTTCCAATAATAACTATATCTTCTCTTCCTTCCTGATTTTTAGTGCCACCAGAAATTTGAATTGTGTGGTCGTTATAAATCGAAAACAATCCGCTACTACTTAAACTAATCGAAGACTGATTATCGCCACTATCAGTTACTCCATAAATTTTATAAACATCGGTTCCAGATCCCCCCATTTGGGGATTGGCAGTATCAATTCTAAAATTAGGGTTGAAACTGATTAGTTGTCTTTTAAATATATTTTTATTTCTTTCTGTCATTTTATATTGGACAATCTATGGATGTTTGAACTTGTTGTGTGAATAGATTTGTAGAATTTGAATTTGCATCTGGAGAAGCAGGAACATTTCCAGAACCTTTTAGAGCACCAATTACGGGGCGTAAAATTGCACCAAATCCTTCATCAGATTCAATACTGAGAGTAGGCAAACTATCAACAATATTATTTAGAGGTGTGACTTGATAGATTCTTCCATCAATAATTTGATAATTATATTCGTTTCCAAGATTATCAGTTATAACAGTTGTTAAATCATCATACCCACTTCCACCATTCTCAACCAACACTTTCAAGACAGAGAATTCTGCAATATCTCCAACTGAATAATTTTCACCCTCAGAAACCATATAGACAGATTCAATTTCATTATTCTGATTGATAATCGCCCTTGCTACAGCACCATATCCCTGTTCATTATCATCTACAATTTCAATAAATGGTGGGAAAGCATATCCAGATCCTGGATTTGTTAATTGCACTCCAATTACACTTGCTGTTATATTTCCATCTGGATTTGTTACAAGATTGCCAAAAATTGGAATTGCTGTTGCACCAGATCCTCTTCCACCAAAAATATTAATAATTGGTGGACTTGCAAACTCCAAAGCTTTAGTAAAACATTCCTGCACAGAAGTAATATCTACACCAGAACTAATAATATTTGTTATGTCACGAACATTAGTATAAGTGTCAACCAGAGAATTTGTTAGTGCCGAAACAGATCCAGAAGGTCCAACACCTACCGTCCATTCATTTACAAGACCTTTGTAATTATCTAAACTCTGATCACATCCAAATCCTGCTCCCATTTCTGACAGCATCCCAATTCCTTCGCGGAGTATATTACCAAGATTAAAATCGGAAAAGAATTGAAGAAGATTTGCCACTCCTGCTAAAGGTTTTTCGAATAAAGGTTCCACAACACCAATAATTGTATTGAGAAGTGTACCAGCAAATTGATCTGCAACACAACTTACAAAACGATCTACTTCCTCTATTGCCGTATTTAAAATACCAAAAACTAAACCCTTCATCTTTTCAATTACTTTGCCAGCAATGCATGAAAATTCCTCTTCAAGTGCTTTTACAGGTATTAGCATTGCCTGTTGTGCAGCAACACCAGCAGCATGTGCTGCAACAGGAGATCCTGTTGCAGCAAGAACTAGTGCAAAAATTAATTTATAAAGTAACTTTAACCCTTCATTTAAAAGTTTTATTAACTGTTTAATTAGAAAATCAAACATACCACCAATCAAATCATTACATAAAGTTACAATTTTATCTGCTGCTTGACGAATTGTTTGTCCTATAGCCGCAATATTTCCCTGAAGAGTTTTTAATTTTCTTAAAAGATTTTTGACAATTGATCTTATCTTATCAATTCTTGTATTTTTAACAGTATTTGCTAATGGAACCTGATATCCAATTGCAGAATTTTCAGAAAAAACTTGATACCCAACTTTTTGAGATATTGCATCTGCCTGTGCTGTAGTAACACTTGGCGGCGATGGATTTGAATTATCCTTTACTTCATTAGATTCTATTGATGAAGTTAATTTACTATTTTTTTTCACCGGATCAGAGAATCCTGTAAATCCTTCAAATGGAGATCTATAATTTAATGATGGGACTGAATCAGTTCTACCGAAGGTTGCTAAAATTACAGGAATTTGAGCATTATCACCATCTAAGAAAAATCCGAGAACTACATCACCTTGTTGTAATTGAACACCAGTAACAACATTTGCTGCTCCACTTCCTGCTGTGGTTGGAATCAAACACTGTGCCCAAGGAAGATCTTCATTTGGCAATTCTTCTTCACTATAAGGATGATATCCAATAATTCTAACCTTAAAGCGATTTCCCCAACCACCTCCAGATATTTGTTTTCCCATAGAAGAAAGTGGAGGAATCTGACCGATCCACCAACGAAATCCATCTCTACCGATAAAATGACTCTGAAGTAATGATTGATCTAACATTTATGTTTTTCTTGCCTCTACATTGACGCCAAAAGTATCACGGATGAGTTTCATAGAAGTATATGAATTTTCAACATCAAAGTGATGACATACTTCTTTAATCATATATAGTCCACTTTGTTCCTTATCAAATTCTTTGGCATTTGAATTTGTAATTTTTGGAAAATTACACTCAATAATATCTCCCGCCTTTAAATTAGTATTTGATGGAACCACAATATTCACAGACTGGGTAAACATAGTATTATATCTCATAAGAGATTGAGCTTGGTGCAAAGAAGGATCCGAATTTGCACTAGTAGATGCATCCTTTTCCATTGTTCCAATATCAAGAACAGCAGTTATAATTCTTGTGGGAACATCACCTAATGTTTTATCAGATCCTGGAGATAATGGTGGGAGTTTAAGACGATCACCAAGATTTTTTGCCTTATCTACATAATCACTTTGCTTAAATATTCCTTCTTCAGGTTTTGAAAAAGAAAAATTTAGTGGATTGAAAAACATTCTATGACTTGCATAAGTTCCTAAACGAAGTTTTTCAATTAAGTTTTGATTTTTATCAGTGTAATAATTTAGAATCTTAAAATCATTATTAACTTTTTTCTCATCTCCATCATAAGATTCTTGCGCTTCAGTATAAGTATAAATTGCTTTGGGTTTTTGTAATAATAAATCATCAAGAGATCTAAACTGAAATCCATCTTGCGTTTGATAGAATAAAAATCCAGCAGTAGCATTTCCCGAACTTTCTGGAACTGCTTTTGATGCTAACCAAACTAATACTGTGAATGGTTTTCTTAAGTTACCAATAAAACCATACTTATTTGAAGATTTATCTATGGTTCCAATTTTAGTTGTCTTTAAATAATCTTTTAAGATATTTTGAACTGAATCACTTATTCTAAGAGATGTTGGAAATTTTTTAGATACTCTTGATGTTTCATTGGTAATTGCTTCTCTTGATGTTAAATGTAATGTAAAAGTTTCTCTATTAGTTTCGGAAATAACATCAGTAATACTAGAAACATAAAAATAATCTTCTGATCTTTTTGAAAAGTCAAGACCAGGATTTGTTGAAGAATTTCCTGCAATTTTTAAAGAAAGTCGTTCACCACCTCTCAACGGCAATCCATTGTAAATTGATTGACGATCTCCATCTGGATTATCTGCTGGAGCAATTACATTACCATTATCAATTATTTTAATTTTTGCAGTAATTGTTGGGGAAAAAATATCTTCATAATATTCAAAAAGAATTGCACCTCCTATCAGATCAATCGTTCTAGATCCATCATTTGATTCTAAAATAAGTTCATTGTATAAAGACTTTTTAATTGACATTATAGGTACGCAAGATCGAGTAGAAGTTTATTCTTGATAAAATTATTTAACAATTTAGATTCACTGATTGTTGGTGTTTGTGATTGTTGTGGAGAAGAATAAGATACTTGAGGCATTTGTGGTTGAATATCTTCAATGATTAAAAGTTGAGGCCCTTTTCTTTCGGGAGTCATTGCATCAGGTTGTGTTACTCTTGAAGGTGGTGTTGTAATTTGTGCAGGTGTTTCTTTACTTGCTTGAGTATTAAATGGTGCAAATTTGCTATATTTTGTAAGTGCATCAAATCTTCCGGATAATTGATACTTATCCCATCCAGTTCCTGCTTCCCAATGAAGATGAGGTCCTGTTGCCCTTCCAGTCATACCAACTTTTCCTATTACCTCACCTTTCTTGACTGGACCTCCACGCTTATATCCAGATTGCATGTGCCCATATAAATGATAAATTCCAAGATTATCTTTCATTACTAAAAAGTTTCCCCATCCTTTTTCATAATCTGAATCGACAATTTGACCATCGGAAATTGCTCTTAATGGGGTTCCCGAAGGAACTAGCAAATCAACCCCACCATGATTTCTTCCAGCACCAAGACGATCACCAACTTTTGGATTTATATTTCCCACAGGAACTTGTCGTATTTGTGGTTGTATTGAAGGAGTAGAAACTGTTTGTTGAGAAAATGTAGTAGGTGTTTTTCTTGCCTGTTGAATTATAGATTGTTCTCTTCCAGTAAATCTTGCCTTACTGGCAGCATCCCATCCCCAAGGTTGTATTCCTCTTGTTTTAATTAAATATAATCCAGCTTTATCTTGTGTTTGTTGATCAAACCTATCAGAGACTTTAATTATTTTATTATCAACAATACCCTTTAAGGTGTCTGGAATAATTTGATATCTTCCAGCAGCAAATATACCAACTTTATTTGGACCAGAATACTGATTATTTTTTCTTTGCCTTTCCATAACTTCACCTACTGTCATATCAGTTAATTTTTTACTAAGTAATAGGGGTGATGTTGAACTTCCAGATCCATAAATTCCACTCATTCCATTACCACCTTGATTCATGGCATTATATCCATCACCAGTTCTATCACTACTAACAGATTCATATTTTGCAATAATATCAAGTGCTTCTTTATGAATACCAGTTACTGTTCTCATTTCTCCTTGAGATGTAGGAGGAAACATCGTATCAGGTCTATCTTCATCAAGTGCTGGTGCTTCTTCACCAGTTTCTAAAGACTTATTCAGTGGTGTTGTAAACAATTTGAATGTTTCTGTAAGGTCATCACCTAATCCTTGAACTGCAAGATTTAATTCATTAAAAGATTTTGCCACACTTCCGTCACTAAACTCATTCAGATCAAGATTAATAATCGCACTAAAAGAATTTTTCAAAACAGATCCAAAAGATTGTAGTATCAATTCCATATTACCAACCATATTATACATTGATTTTCCAAACATTTGAATTCTGGAAATAAATTCCTTTCCCATAAAAATCCATGTGGGTAAATTCTCTGCGATCCAACCAGCAAATGTAAATCCCAGAAATCCTAATAATCTACCAAAAGGCCCCTTATCACTTCTTCCAGCAAAAGCAAGTCCTAATGATGGTTTAGTTGATACTTTTGCAGACTCAATTTGATCTTCGAGTTCTTGCCTTTTAGATGCCTCTCTTCTTCGAGAACTAATAATTTCAGAATTTGCAAATAATTCCTTTTTAATTCTTGTATTTGATGAAATAATTTTAGAAATATTGGATACAGAATCATTAACTGTAGAAACACTTCTTTTCGTCTCAGATAAAGACTTAGAAATATTGTTAATGTTAATAGTAGATTTTTTAAGAGAATCTGTTACTATTGTCATATTACATCACCACATTATAACTTAACTGAGAATATAAAACATAAAAATTATCGGGGTTTGCAGAGTTGATTAAAGGAACATCAGATAATGCTCCATTTGTTAATGGAGCAATTGGTGGTTGATTTGAATTATTTGATGTTTTGATCATTGTCAACGATGGTTTTGGTTCTGGCAATTGTCCAACTTGTTGAGGCATTTTAAGTGGTATTGATACTTGTGCTGGTGATGGAGTTGTTTCTGAAGTTTGAGTGTTTGGTTGTGGAGAAACCACCGCAGGAGATGGATCTTTCAGTTTCATTTCATTCCAATCATATCCTTTCGTTTTTGCCCAATCTTTTGCTTGTTGCTTTTCTTCCTGACTCATCTGATTCCATGCACTTTCAATTCTACCTCTTGCGAAAGAATTATTTCTATATTGCCATGCTTGCTCAAATTTTGAAACCATATCAGCACTCGGTTGTGCTGTTGCTGGAGCAGGAGCAGGAGCAGCAGAAGATTCTGGGCTCCCCATCATTGGTGTTTGTGGTGTTGCTACTGGTGTTGGTGTTATTGGTGCCGATGGTGCCGTTTTTGGTGAAGCATCGGGTGATTTTTTTGAAGATGTTGGTAGTTTATTATTTTGATTACCACTTATAAAAATTTTTGCAATCTCATCAACCTTTTGATTTAATGCAGAATCAGTAAAAATGTTTTTACCAAATGCTTCAGCAATTTCATCAGCAGTAAAGGCAATACCAGCTACTGTTCCAATTGCTCCAAGTGGACCAGGTGCTTTAGCAGCAAAAGATAGGGCAGATAAAGTAGCATCAACAAATTCTTTATTGTTAAGATTCATTAATCCACTTAAAAAGGTAACAAATTTACCAACTCCCCCAAGCATCCCACCTGCTTTTGGGTTTCCTCCTGGTGAAGGAATTCTAGGTAATAATGCTGCAGCAATTGCTAGTGGTTTTGCAATTAGTAATCTTGTTAATCCAGAAGCAATTTTACCAATCGTATTCTTAACTAAAGAAAATCCAGTTCTAATCGCCAATAATCCACCACCAACTATTGCCAAATTCTTCAGAATATTAAACTTAATATCATTAAATAATTTTGTGTTATTTTCTTCAGATGCCCTCATGGCATCTACAACTTGCTTAGTTAACCAACCACCAAATAAAATTGCAAGAGCATTTTTAATATTTACAAAAACATCATTTACTTTTGGAACTAATCTTTGAACTGGGGCAGCAATTGCATTTTGTATATTCTGTTCAATCTCACTTTCTTTACCAATTCTAATTTTCCTTTCAGTTAATCTTCTTTCTCTTTCTTGTTCTTCTTTCGTTTTTGATATTTCTTGAGTATTATCTTGTTGAAGAAGTAGTGCAATACTTGCAAGACCAGTTCCTAATTTACCAATATCAGTTCTTAATGCCTGAATATTAGAACTAAATCCCAAAAGTGCTTGCTCTTGAGATTGAATAACTCTGGTATTTTGTGTGTCAACTTCTTTTTTTCTATTTTCAGATTCTAGTAATTCATTTCTGAAAACAGATCTATCAATTGTAGATTTTTTTAAAAGAGTATTCCTAACTTCCTGAGACAAAGGAGAACCAGTAACTGGATCAAATCCTGTAGTACTAACTTTTTCCGGATCTAACTCAGCCATTTGTACTGTTTTTTAGGTTTTCTTCTTCAATATATTGTTTAATAAGGGCAATATAAATCTCTCTCTCCCAAGGCATCATGTTTTCAAGTTCAGTCAATGAATATTTATGATGCTGCAAGAGGGAAAAATTAGTTCTATAGTATGACTCAAGATTTTCATGAGCCATTCCTAGGCGAAAAAACTTGTTAATCCTTCCAGAATCACTTCACTTTCAACTTGTGTATTTGGATTTTTAATTTTAAGTATATGAGAAAGTTTAGGCATAGTTGAAAAAAATCTTTCAATTTCTTTAAACTGATTAGATGTTAATTGTTCAATAAATTCCGAAAGTTCTTTTTTTGTACAATCAGATGCAGACCAAGATTCTTCTTCACTATAAACTTGCTCAATACAAGATAGGACTAGATCAAAGGTATCATCAACACTCATATTGAAATTGTTTCCAAAGTTTGTCTTAATAAATTCTTTCATTGATGGATATTTCATTCTAAGAGTTAGATTATCATCTAGTTTAATATCTTTAGAATGATTTTCATCAATCGTTACTTTAATCTCATCAAGATTAATGCTAACTGGAACTTGAGTTTTTTCATCATCAGGACAAGTGATCAAAACATCTACACTTTCTCCAACAGATTTTCCTCGAATATTTAAAAACAAATATTCAATATCAAAAGTTGCAAGTTGATCAACTTTAATTCCTTTTGTCAAAATACAATTACTAATTACAGTTTTAACCGCATCAGCAATTTGCTTCGAATCTTCACTTTCCATTGCAATAATTAAAATCTTTTCTTCCTTTACCAGAAAGGGACGAAATTTAATTTCTTTTTTAATAGATGGAATTTCTAAAGTATACGAAGGAGTTGCAATTGTAGGTAATGGCATAATAACCCATAAAATCAGATAAAATTATTTATCTGTACTTTTGAAGTCCTTTACCATAGAGAGATTCGTATAATGTTTCTCCAGCAGGATATAATTCAACTCCATTTGAAGGTATTGATCCTGGAGATCTTGGAACCAATCTTGGAGTAGGTTGCCTTGGTGCTTCCTGTTTTGGTTGCTTCGGATCATTATTATTATTTTCTCCTCTAAAAATATTTAAACTATAAGATTTTCCAATTACATAACGATCAATCTTAAATGTTGCTTGCATTTTCATTATATCAGACTGAGAGTATGAGACTGGAATTGATGCAATCGAATAAGGATATAGTCCTATAAAGGTATATTCAATTTCTTTATTATAATCACGATCAAATTTTATAATACTAGTTCTATTTGACTTGTAGTATTCTGGATATTGCATTCTTATAAAATATCCACTATCCACATTATCACTAATTGGAGGATTTGTTCCATCTATTGGATATGTAGAACCACTCGCCACAAATTCCATCCAATGCTCCAAAAATTTCAAAGTATTATAATTTTTATCAACATAAAATTCAAGACTTATATCTTGATATTGTCTACGATGAGCAAATGTTTCGGTAATTCCTATATAATTTCCAGCAACATCTACTGTAGCAATTTGAGTTGTTGGAAGAACAGCATTATTACATAATAAACCAGCATCTTCTGCAATAAATCTAGATGTAACTCCTCTCTGAAGAAGATATCCAGTTAGTTGACTAGGAAGACCTCCAAATTTAACTTGATAATGAGAAGTTTGAGCAAGATTAGTAAATAAAGGTCTTATATCTGATATTTTACGGGGCGTTGCCACTCTAAATACCTATTGTGAGTTTCTTATTGTAAGTATTTAGATGTCATATAAGGGAAAATATCAACCATCCTTTCCTGAAAAATATAATGGTGATCCAACAAATATCATCTATAGGTCTTTATGGGAAAGAAAGTTTTGTGTCTATTGTGATACAAATCAAAACATCATATCTTGGGAATCTGAAGAAAAAGCAATTCCTTATCGCTCACCAATAGACGGAAAAATTCACAGATACTACCCCGACTTTCTCATAAAAGTAAAAGAACCTAATGGTTCAATCAAAAAATATATGATTGAGGTTAAACCTAAAAAGCAAACTGCACCCCCTCCTAAACCTCAAAGACAAACAAAAAGATATATTAGTGAAGTTTATGAATATGCTAAGAATCAGGCAAAATGGGAGGCAGCAAAAGAATGGTGTGCTGATCGTGGTTATGAATTTAAAATCATCACAGAAGATAACCTAAACATCCGTTAATTAAATGGCACTCACAGGATACGAAAAACCATTAAAGGATTATACAAAGAAACAGTTGGTTGAGATAGCAAAATCATATACAGTTTATTATCAAACAGCGAGTGGGATAGGAAAACTTAGTGGATATGATAGATTAACTAAAGAAGTATTGATTAATATTATCAAAACTGATCTTGATTATGTTGAAGCAAATCCACAATTACCAAGAAGAGTTGGTTCGAAGAAAAAAACAAATCAGCTTAAAAATTTAAAAGAATCTTTATTAGGAGGTGAAAGACCAGAAGAACTTATGAATGAAATATTAACAAGATTGAGTGGAAGTGAAGTCTCTTTTCCAACTCCAGGAAAATATTATACTTACATCTATTATGCAAAAACACCAAGAATTCGTTATGATCGACATCCACTGATTCGTGCAGGTGATATTCTACCAAGAGGATTCAGAGGGTTTAATTTTCATCTTGGAAAAATCAGACAATATAATACACAAGATGGTGATCGATTAGTGAGTGGATTATATGAATTAAGTAGAGAAGAATTTAAAACTCTATTAACAATTCCTTACGGAAAATTAGTTCAGAACTAATAATAAATAGTTAAAAAAATAAATGTCGGATCCAAAACCTTTTTTAAGATATCCAATAAAAAATATTGGCAATCAAGACGATTATTTTAAAATTCAAATTATTAAATATGAACCACCTGGTCTCGGTTTAACCGGAGGTTTTGCATTACAGACAACAGAAAATGCACTAAAAGGTGTTAAAACTGCGATAGAAACTATTATACTTCCAATGCCAGCAAATATTCAAGATAATAATGCTGCGGATTGGACTTCTGGATCAATGAATCCTCTTCAAGGAGCAATTGTCAATGCTGCCTCTTCCGCTACTCTAAGTTCAAATCTATTTGGATCTCTTGCAGAGTCTTTTAAAAAATTTGGATCCAATCTTGACAGCGCAATACAAAGTGGAGAAGGGCAGCAAGCAATAGCAGCAGGAACTGCCGCTGCGGCATTGTCAGCAGCATTAGGTCAAGGAGATATAAATCAAATAATATCAAGAGCAAGAGGAAATGTATTTAACCAGAATGTTGAACTACTCTTCAATGGTGTAACACTGCGTCCAGCATTTAATTTCACTTTTGATATGGTTCCAAGATCTAAAAAAGAAAGTGACATGATTAAAAAGATAATTCGAAGTTTTAAGCAAAATATGACTCCAAGAAAAGGAACTCCCGAAAATTCAGGTGGAGGTCTTTTCGTTAAAGCACCAAATGTCTTTAAATTGCAGTACATGAGTGGAGGAATTCAACATCCATTCTTACATCGTTTTAAACCATGTGCTCTAACACAAATGAATGTAAATTATAATGGTTCAGCACAATATTCAACATATCCTGATGCAACACCAGTACATATGCAACTGACATTACAATTTCAAGAGTTATCTCCAATTTATGCGGAGGAATATGATAATACAGAAGAAGGTAGAACTGGAGTTGGTTACTAATGTCTTACTTTAGAGAACTACCAAATTTAGAATATCAATCTTTCCTCTCAGATAAACAGTCTGTTGATAATTATTTGCTTGTAAAGAATTTATTTCGTCGCGTAAAACTTCGTGATGATCTTCAAAATGTTTTTACTATCTTTAACAAATATCAAATTACAGATGGATCAAGACCAGATCTTGTGGCTGAAGAACTTTATGGAAGTAGTCAATATGATTGGGTAGTCTTAGTATGTGCGGAAATTACCAGAGTTAGAGATCAATGGCCACTTTCAAATTATCAACTTTACCAGTATGCTGAGGAACTTTATGGTAATGATTTAAATTCAATTCACCATTATGAAACAATTGAAGTTAGAGATTCTCAAGGTTGTTTGATTCTTCCTGCAGGAAAAATAGTTGATTCAAACTTCAAAATATCTTATTACGATAAAGGAAAAATTTATACAAATGATATTAGTTTAGGTGAAAACATTATAAGTATTCCAAATCCAATAGTAGGTATTAGCAATTATGAATATGAAGTAAGAAAAAATGATGAGAAAAGAACAATCTATGTCCTAAAACCAACTTACTTGCAGCAAATAATTAATGATACAAGAAAAGCAATGACTTATGATAGGTCATCGCAATATATAAACAACAGATTGATTAAAACCGAAAATACCAGAATATTAAATTCATAAAAAAAGGGAGTCCCTTGAACTCCCCAGATTATAGCAACTAATCAATCATCAGATGCTAATTTTGCAAAATATGAAAGAGCATCGTCATCATCATCCTCCACAGGTGCAGAAACTGCACGGGTTGGTTTCAGATTATTCAGTTCGCTACGAAGATCATCATTGAGTTCCTTTGTGGAACCGCGATAATCATCTTCATCCTCAACTTCTTCATCAATACGATTCGAAGTTTTAGCACCCAGAACAGAATCAAGACGCTTCTTCAGTTCATCATAAGTCTTGTATTCGCTAGGAGAAGTGAATTCTGCAAGAGAATACTGCTTCTTCCAGATTGCTTCCATAGCATCATCATCGTCCAGAAGAGCACCCTGAGCGGCAAATTCGCTGGAGTCATAGTTACGATAACCAGCAACGTTCTTTGCCTTCAGTTTGAAGTTAGCACCTTGCCAGAAATCAAATGGATCAATAGGAGACTCATCTTCAAATTCAGGTTGCATTGCCTCAGTAAGTTTGTCAAAGATTTTCTTACCATACTTGAACAGGAAGACCTTACCTTCATTATCAGGATTTGCAGGATCCTTCACAACATAGATATTGCTTACATAAGTCAGTTTGCGCTTTTGCTTACGTGCAACTTCTTTACCAGCATCAGTGCCGTTGTTCCACAGACTAGAATTATACTCACAAACAGGACACTTTTGCCCATTCAGAGTGGTCAGGCAGTTATCAATCAACCAACCACCAGGCCCCTGAAAGGCATGAGAATAAACCTTCACAAAGGGAAGATCTTCTCCATCGGGAGCAGGAAGAAAACGGATTACGGCATAACCATTACCGCTTTTATCAACGTCTAACTTCCAAAGACGGTCATCAGAAGAACCGCTAGTAGTATTCATTTTTTCGACTTCTTTCACCAGTTTGGCGGTGAGAGAACCAAGTTTGGATTGTTTCTTAAGATCGGCAAAGCCCATTTAGATACCTCGGATAAATTGGATTCGTTGGATTACTTGTATAGTATAGCAAAGATTGCTAGATTAGTCAAGATACTTCTTGAGAGATTCAATCGTTTTGTTCATACTTGTGAACAAAACCTGAATATCAGTTTCAGGAGGAAATCCCATTATAGCAACTGATTTTCTCAAATTCTCTTTCATTTCTAATGCTGCTGGGTCATCAGAAAGAGATAATCTAGTATACATTATACGTTGTTTATCAAGCAAAATTGTAAGTTTTTCAATATGTTCTAATTTTTCTTCACGATCCATCATAGCAAAAGTAAGAATACTTCCGTAAAGTTCTTCTTGTAATTTGTTAATTTCTTTCAGTTCATCCTGAATAATTTCAGAATCAAAAAATTTACTCATCTATAATTTCCCGTAAGATTTTTTTGTATGAGAACACGTCAATATTTAGAAAGGGTTTGTATTTTGATATTTTTAAACTTACGGTTTCCCATACAGGATCCAAAAGTTTCTTATCAAAATCTTTTGAAAAGTGAAATATTTTGTCGTAGATTACGAAGTTTTCGATAAATAATCTCCCGCTTAGAAACCTTTTGAGAATTGGTGGATGACCTTTGGTGCAATTGAAGACATCGTTCAATTCGGTTTCCGAGAACAATTCTGTCGATTGCTCCTTGAACAAGTAACTCAAACTCTGCTGTCTTCGCATCCACTCTGCATATGTTCTTTCTCCAGAATTGATAATTTGTCCAATCCATAAATTCTGCGGGTTGTCTGTTGATATGAAATTTGCTACTAAAAAGTCTACGACTTCTTTATCATTATACTTTCTTGAAGTTTTCTCAAAAAAATATTTATCGCGCCGTTTGTTAAAAGAAGTGACTGATGCTCTAGTTTTTGCACCATATTTGAAAAAATCATATTTAGAGTTAGTAAAGTGGTTTTTTAGTGAAAGATAATGTTGATAGCATTCAAAGGGACTCATTAGATAGGCAAACAAGCACGGGAGGTCTTTTTCATAAAATTGAGACGAATTGCATCCCACTTCAGTCGTTCTTTAAGAGGTTTTGAAATAAGTTTCGTAACTGATTCTATTTCAAGATTATTAATTTCACAATAATGGCATATTGCATCAATATAATTCATTTTTTCAAGTGCCACAATGCTTTCGATTTCCAGAGCAAATTTAGAAGGAGTTAAAAACTTATTTTCTATTGCTTTTTCTAGTTCTTTATTTTGTTCCATACTGTTCCAGTTTATCTCTAACAAACTCTCTAATGTATTCGGTGAGTAGTTTGATGTACTTTGATTTGTCATATTCTTCATAGACGACGCATTCTCCATTTTCGCAAGCCATAATGATTACCAGTTTTTTAACAGAAATACCTGTTAGTTCATACAGCATACAACCATATGCCATACATTGAACAAAATAATGTTCAATCCACTCGCGTGGTTTTGGTTTTTTAGAAGTTTTAAAGTCAATTATTGCCAGTTCGCCATCAAACTCCCCTATACAGTCAACAGTACCTGCAATTCCAAGAACTTTGCTGTATAAAGACCCTTCAAGAGCATGAATATTATTTATACGATTCAGATCTTTCTTAGCAATATCAAATAAAAACTGAGATAAAGGTTGAACTTCTGGAAGATCATCATTCTTCAAATGATGCTCAACTAGCGTGTGCATATCTGTTCCACGACTAGTTGCTTGTTGCGTGATCTTGTCTGCTTCTTTGTCGCCAACCTTTTTGCGCCATTTAACAAATACCTGGCGATTTTTATGACTGGTAACAGAAGTAATCGAAACTAATCTTAAAAGTTGATCTAAATCTGGAACCTTATAATATCGAATGCCATCTATAGTCTCCCTTTCTAACTTAGGGAGTTCAATATCAACATGATTAAATTTTTGACCATGAATTTCATTATATTTTTCAATCAAAGAGTTTGTCATTAAAATCCAGCATCTATTTTTGCAATAATGTATTCTTTAACAAGTCCAGAACGAACAATGTCTTCTACACCAAATTCAATTATATCAAAAGAAGGCATTTTACGCAAGACTGTCATAAAATCTACAATACCATTACGCTCATTTGTTTTTACAAGATCTGATTGAGTTCCGTCTCCACAAAAACAAATTTTTGTATTTTCACCAACACGAGTGATAATAGAATCCAATTCATGGAAATTAAGATTTTGAAACTCATCTACAATAATAATAGCATTGTCAAGAGTTGTTCCACGAAGAAATGAAGTGCTCCAGAACTTAATCGTTTCTTGTGATTTTAGATTGCCATAGAGCATTTCAAAGTCAACATCGGAAGGCATCTGAAACATATACTTCACCATATTCTTATAAGGAATTTGGTAGATATCTGCCTTATCATCATGTGTTCCTGGAAGAAACCCGATCTCACGGGTTGCAACTAATGAACGAACAAGATAAATTTTTTCATAAGGAGTTCTTTCATCAAGAACATCTTTCAAAGCATTGAATAGAGTAATAAAAGTTTTACCAGTTCCGGCACATCCATAAGCAACAACATGTTTACCTTCGGCATAAGAATCAAAAAGTCTTCTTTGATTATTAGTAAGAGGATCAATATCAATTAAATATTCACTACTTAATGGTTTTTTACGCTTTGATTGACGAGTGGTAAGACCAACACCGATTGGTTGATCTGCTCTTTTTCTTCTTGCCATTAGATTTTCTTTACAGTTGATTTTGGTGCTTTGCTTGCACGATCTAAAACTTCATTCCATCCTGGATTTCTTGCGATGAGTTTATCTTTCCATTCACCGACTTCTCCGGGAGAAGGGCAAGTAGAAGGATCAGACCAGTCACGAGTCCAGTCTGAATTATCTATTTTCCACTGATCCCAGGCGTGGACACTCATTTCCACTTCTTTCTGTTCACCAGTTTTTGTATTCACTACAGGATATGTTGCCATAAGTTACAAATTCAAGATAATTTATTTATTATGGACTCAACCGTGCTTTATGAAGACGCTTTTCTTCATAATAACCCCAAACATTTGGTGCCCATTTTTGAATTTCGGGAGCAATTTGTTCACTTAATGCCTGAATTTCAAGTTGAGCATCCAACTTAGCACGAAGATCAAGAATATGAAGAATAGAACGAAGATTGCAAGAAACTACAAAGTTTTGACGAATTCCTTGTGCTAGACCATCACGAATATGTTCTTCACACATTCCCTTTTCATACTTCACAGCATAACGCTTACATCCTTCTACATACCATTTCATCTCATCATCATAATCTTCTTGAGTCCATTCATACTTCTTACCCTTACGATTGGTATAGAAACCAGGAGGACGAGAATAGAAAACTTCATCAGGTTTCAATTCTCCTTGTGCCACCTTCACAACTCTCTTACCAGTGTATCGTTGAGATTGAACATCAAACGTCACACCTACCCTGTGAGTCCTTGCTTGCACCATAACGTTGTGGACATACCCAGACACCGAGAATGTAATACCGGGGTGTTCTACAGGTCCCCAGTGCCCTCTCTCGTTGCTTAGAAGTTGCTCCACAATCCACTCACCACACTTCTGCGGTGTAGGAATTTGTTGATGATGAATAGGAATTTCCGAATAGTCACACTTTCCTGCTTGGTAAATTACCTGCTCTGGAATTGGATATCCTTGAAGTTTTACTACTTCAAGTCTCTTATCAAGTTCAAGAAGATCTTTTGCTTTAATAGGTCTCATTTCTTTCCAAATCCTTTTGATGTTTTTGCTTCAAGTTCTGCAAGTTCTTGTTTTACAACTCGCAATTGTTGTTTCATTTCTACCAGTTGCTCATCAGAATAAAGATGATCTTGTTTACTCAATCTTTCAAGCAACTTTACCAGTTCTTTTGCTCTATTCGTCATCTAAATCACTATCCTCAAAAATTTCGTCATAATCTAAAACTGCCCGTTTTCTCATCGGTTCCATAGGAGTATAAGCAGAAACATCAGAATAGATTTCTGCCTTTAATGAATCCACAAGCAATTCCATATTACGAACAATAAGTTTTAATTTTTCTTTGTCCATATCTTGTAATACTCTCATCTCATTTTACATAAAAAAAGGGAGGATGTCAATCCTCCCAGTTTCAGGCAACTTGTGGTTTTTTTGCCATATTCAGTTGTGCTACTTGAAGGAGTTTTTCCTTCTTTGCTTTTGTTTTGAGATAGCGAACGAAATAAGTGTTCATTTGTGCCCCTCCTTTACATACTTAATACCACGATAGGTTTCGTTGTATTGTTGGGGTTGCTGCATCATTTGCTGTTGGTATTCAATACGCTTTTGGGTATCATATTCAACACCACGATATACGACTTTGGACATTAGGTTTGCTCCTTTACTTTTTAGGTATTGGTGCGTTGCTTCCCAAATGGTACTTCCGTCGCGTGTGCGATCAACGTACTGTATATATTAGCATAAAATCAAAAAAGTAGCAACTGATACCAAAACTGTATCATGCTGCTACCTTTTTAAAAAACTATCGCGTGAGAAATTTTTGGGGGAAATTTTTTGCCCCCTCAGGGAAATCACTTTCGCTTTTTAGTTTTGGAGGGTGAAGATTTATATCCCCAAAGTCTTGGATTAACTCTACCGTATCCCCAATCAATTTTTTTCACGGCGTTAGGGCCAAATTTATCATAATACAAATCAAAGATGCGAACTCTTGTTCCTCTACAAAGATCCATGCATCTATTTCCATCAACTTCGTAAACTACAATATAAGCATCAGTAGGAAAAGATGGATCCTTTATAGTTTCATTTGTAGCATTTTCTAGTAAAATTTCACATCCATATTTGGGAGGAATATCTTTTTTTTCTTCTGGTGTCCATTCCATTTTGAGTGTTTCCTCTTTTACACTACTAACTGTGCTCACGAACGACCCCCCCATTGAATGTCGGGATATGCTTCAGAAATAATTTCCTTGGTAATTTTATACTTAGTTTGAAGTTTCTTATCCTTACAAAGACACAAAATTTCTGCTTCCAAAGGATGAAGACCTTCTAAAATATTAATGAACATCGTTTCTCTACGAAGAGAACTCAATGAATCATTTCCTCCCTTTACAAAATTATATAATTTTGTATATTCTTTACGAATTGTAGATCTTCCTTGATCCTGAGATCCAAGTGAATTACTTCCAATTTCTTGCATTTTTACTACAGCATCATCAATTTTTTCAGAAAGAGTTCCACTGAAAGAATTTTGCTCACCAACACTAGAATATGGAACTTCCCCTGGAGGAAGCAATGATACTATGGTTTCATCAAAATTCCAAATAAAAATTGCCTTTAAAGAACTATCTTCGTATTTCTTTAAAATTTCTACTTTCTTAGAATTTGTTCTTTGCTTAGAAACAAAATTTAGTACTTCAAAAATAAAAGGATTTTTTGGTAATTCTAAATTTTCAGAATTTACTACTTTCAACTGATTTGTTTTTGGTTTAGTAGTAGTTTTTTTTGTTACTGTCATACTCATAAAAATCAAAGTTTATATTAATTTAAAAATATTTAGTCTTCTTCATCATCAAGTTCTTCATCATCAAAAAAGTCTGGATTGAAACTTATTGCAAGAACCTCATCAGGAATAACATTTCCATTATCATCAAAAAATTCTGGATGAAGTTTTGGTCTATCTTGATAATTCATCATATATTCTCTCGCAACCCAACCACCAATAAGTCCGACTATGAGAAACATTACAATTAAAAAAGAACCGAGAACTAAACTAACTGCTAACATTTCTTTTCTCCGGGAAATTACTTTTTCTTGTTCCTAGACTTTAAGGAAAATTCAAAATAGATAGTTACTTCCCGATTTAGAAAGCAAAATATCTTTTCAAAAATAATATGAAATGGTTGAATTTGCTTTCTTTTTCCTCCATGGAGTAAAACTTCAACACCACGATTTCTGTGGTCATTATTATTTAGGTTTGTATTAGACAATTTTTTGTTCTTTAAGATATTCAATAGTATCTGTACAACCACCTAGTTTCTTATCATCACAAAGCACTTGAGGAAATGTTGATCCTTCACCAAATTCAGAATAAAATTCTTCTCTGGTGAAGTCTTCATTTAGATTATAAACCACAAAGTTACTTCCTGTCAACTCCAAAACTTGTTTAATCTTATAGCAGTATGGGCAATTATCTTTGGTATATACGGTAAAATTCATATTTCGGCAAAATTTTTATGGTTAATATTATACCACATTTTAATGCAGTATGCAATAAATTAGAGAATTTTATAAACCTCTTGGGAATACTTGTCCAACACTTGGTCTCACTACCACTCCACCTCCAGTAGTTCCTACTCCAACAAAAATACTATTTTTCCAAATTGGAAGCATGGTGCTACGATCAATTTCGGTTGATCCATAAGATACAGTAGACAATATTCCACTGATTTGTATAGTTTCAGTAACTCCACTATTCAATATAAATGGTGCAGAATAGGCAGTAGTAGAATTGGCAATTGAAATTGAAGCATTAGTATTCAGACCAACAATACCTATAGTTTGAGTGAATCCGGTTTCTGTAGATCCTACGGAAACCATCATCATCGTTGCTCCTATTGCAGAAACAGTTTGAGTGAATCCGGTTTCTGTAGATCCTACAGAAACCATCATCATCGTTGCTCCTATTGCAACAGTTTGAGTAAATCCAGTTTCTGTAGAACCAACTGAAATAGTTCCTATTCCCAAATATGCCATCAGTTAGATGTCCTAATCCAAAGATCAATAGGTCTATTGGTATTATAGTTTGACAAGCAAGTATAAGTTATACCATTAAGTTCTACAGTATCACCCCAAACACCAGTATAACTATTAGATATCAGAAGACTTTGTGAGATTTTTCCCAAATAATGAACATCACCATATTGAGAATATGGTCTAAAGAAATATCCAGAAGTATTTGCACCATCAAACGGCGATGGATAATCTAAACTACGTGTTCCACTTAAAAATAATCCTTTTTGAGGAATTCCAACATCTTTAATGGGAACTTTAAAATTAGCATAGTTAGAACCAAGAGAAATACTAATCCACTTCGAAATTCCAGAAGACGGATAATAAGATCCTGATTCTAAATCATCCGTATCAAGTCTAAAAATTCCACGAACAATATTTCCATTTGGACTACTAAAAGCATAAATGAACCATGGAAGATTGCCAGATGCTTCATATGCGACAAAAGATTCTGAACCATTTGTACCAAATTCTTCTGCGCCAGTTCCTTCTCCACCACCCGGAGTATATGAATATGAACCATACCCATTAATTTCACTTCCAGGAGTTCTCCCATAATAACTGAGTCCTGAAGGTCTTAAAGGGGTTGATTGAGATGTAGTACCACTAGTAGAATCCGCTCTTCTTGGATGAAACAGTATTCCCCAATCAGATCCAGTATCCCCATCACGAGTTTGCAAAACCCAAGCAACTCCAGAAGCACCAGATTTAGATGTAGCATCATTTGGAGTTGCTTGAATATTAATAATACTTGAATCACCTATAGCAGTTACCCAAGCATCTAATTCTTGATGTAGTTTATATGAGGGATCAGATGAAACCCATCCGGTGCTAGTGATCCAGTTTGCATCTGCAGCGGTGGTCCAAGTTGTAGTTGCGATTGCCATTTTGCTATCCTTAGTTTGTATTTTAATTTATATAGATGAATTTTTCAATTTACTTTAATCCATAATTGTGAAACTACACCAGAAACAGTATAATTACCTAAGCAAATATAATCTGAAGATTCAATATTAATTGAATCTCCCCAAACACCAGTAGATGAATTTGAAACTAAAAGATCTTGAGTTATCTTACCAATATAATGAACATCTCCATATTGAGGTAATGTTCTAAAGAAAAATCCAGCAGTATTTGCATTATTTACAGGACCTTTTGACACAAAATTCAAATATCCTGATAGATATAATCCTTTAAAAGGAAGTCCTAGATTTTTTATTGGAGACCAATAATATGAAATTGCACCACTATTATCAGCATAGAAATATATCCATTTTGAAATACCAGATGGTGGATAATACGAATTTGGAGTTAAATCATCAGTATTTAATCTAAACATTCCATATATTCTTCTATCAGTTTTAGCAGAATTTTCATAAGAATATAAAAACCAAGGAGTATCTCCAGTTGCATCATATGCAGTAAAAAAGTTTGCGGCAGATCCAAGTGTTTCAGCACTTAATGCAGCATATCCAAATACTGAGAATGATCCATAACCATTATTTGAACTTCCAGATGTTCTTCCATAATAATTGTGCCCAGTACCACCTAAATTAGGCCATTGATCTGTATAATAAGAAGGATTAGAATCCGCTCTTCTTGGATGAAACAGTATTCCCCAATCAGATCCAGTATCCCCATCACGAGTTTGCAAAACCCAAGCAACTCCAGAAGCACCAGATTTAGATGTAGCATCATTTGGAGTTGCTTGAATATTAATAATACTTGAATCACCTATAGCAGTTACCCAAGCATCTAATTCTTGATGTAGTTTATACGCAGGGTCAGATGAAACCCATCCGGTGCTAGTGATCCAGTTTGTATCTACAGTGGTGTTCCAAGTTTGTGTTACAACAGCCATTTACTATTCCTCCATTTTTAAAATTGTGAGATTAACTTCTATTGAAGTTGAAATTCCAGATAAATTATTTACCGACATATAAATTATATTTTCTTCCGGATCATCGTCATTATATCCTATAGGAACTGGACCAGTTTTAATGGTTGTTGCACCAGCAGAAACAAATTCTGCTACAATTCCGCTTCCAGAAGTTGGATCTATGTTTATTGGTCTAGAAGCATCGTTACTTCGTGAATCACTATCAGTATATATGCGAATCCATGCGGCAGTAGAAATACCAACCTTCAAAATACTATAAGTTTTAAATCCAAAAATATCAGTATTTCCTATTCCACTAGAAGAAATTATCTCAGTAATTCCAGTTACAGTTATTCTTGATGGAGTTGGAAGATTTGTCAATCCAGAACCATCACCAACAAATGAAGTTGCGGTTACTACACCAGAAACTAAAACATCTCCAGTAACAGTTAATTTAGATGTTGGACTTGTGGCTCCTATACCAACATTAAAGTTCTCATCTCCTACTAACCAATACTTAGAGTCATTAGCATCAGTTCTTATACCAACGGCAAATTGAGTATCTTTTGTGGCGTCTGGTGAGTCAAAAAGATTATTAGCATCAACTCCAGAACCAAAAATAATCTTATTAGATGCTGATGTAGAAATACCAGAATAATTACCCAAGAAAGTGTTATTATTTCCAGTGGTGTTGTTGCATCCTACATTTCTACCAAAGAAGTTATTATAACATCCAGTGGTGTTACAGAATCCTGCACAAATACCAAAGAAGTTATTATAACATCCAGTGGTATTATTAGATCCAGCATTACGACCAAAGAAGTTATTAGAAGATCCAGTAGTGTTGGCAATTCCAGATTGATAACCAAAGAAGTTATTATAAGATCCAGTGGTGTTGTAAGATCCTGCAAAAGCACCAAAGAAATTATTATAACATCCAGTAGTGTTACAGAATCCTGCACAATTACCTAAGAAGTTATTACCACATCCAGTGGTGTTGTATTTTCCTGCACAAGAACCAAAGAAGTTATTATCAAATCCAGTGGTGTTTTCTCTTCCTGCACTAGAACCTAAGAAGTTATTACAAGATCCAGTGCTTCCTTCAACTGTATTAATAGTAATTACAATATCATCAGTTACTGAAGAACCACCAACAGTAAAACCATCAATCGTAAGTGTATTTCCTTCATTATAATTTTGTCCTTCTATTACAATATCAACTATAGTAACATCACCATTACCATCTCTGATGACACTAAAAGTTGCATCAAAACCATCGCCACCAGTTCCAAATACATTGAGATAAGAGTTATTTGCTTCTCCTACTAATGTGGTGAAACTTGTGATACCTATAGATGTTATTCTACCTTTTCTTCCTCTTCCTGCATTAGTACCTAAGAAGTTATTTCTACTTCCAGTGGTGTTATATCTTCCTGCACTACATCCAAAAAAGTTATTGCAACTTCCTGTGGTACTATAATATCCTGCATAAAGACCAAAGAAGTTATTACAAGATCCAGTGGTGTTGGAAGATCCTGCACCAACACCAATAAAGTTATTATTATTGCCAGTAGTAATAGAAGAACCAGTAAATATATCACCAATTCTTACATTTCTATCACTAAATCCTAAGACACCACCAATCTCAAGTTTTGTTTGTGGATTTGTGGTTCCGATACCAACATTAAAGTTCTCATCACCATTAATCCAAGAAGTATTACTTACACCAATTGCTAATTGATTATTGCCAGATACATTAGGAAGTTGAACATTATCTCCAATTGCTATGTTATAAGATCCAGTGGTATTATTAGATCCAGCACCAAATCCAAAAAAGTTATTATTACTTCCAGTAGTGTTCGCTGCTCCACTAAGATTTCCAAAGAAGTTATTATTGCATCCAGTGGTGTTTAGAATACCTGACTGTGAACCGAAGAAGTTATTATAACATCCAGAATTATATTCTCCCTCACTCAAAAAAGGAAGAAATGAAGAACCCGCAAAAATACCAAAGAAGTTATTGCTACATCCAGATGCAGCAACACCGGCACCAAAACCAAAGAAGTTATTATAAGATCCAGTGCTGTTAGCAACTCCTGCCAAATAACCCATATAGGTATTTGCACATCCAGTGGTGTTACCAAGACCTGCACCAGCACCAATATAGTTATTACCATATCCAGTGGTGTTACAATAACCAGAATACTTACCAAAGAAGTTATTACCACATCCAGTGGTGTTGTCTTTTCCTGCACCCTCACCAAAGAAATTATTATAAGATCCAGTGGTGTTATTAAGTCCCGCACATCTACCAAAGAAGTTATTATCAGATCCAGTGCTTCCTTCAACAGTATCAATAGTAAATGTAATATCATCAGTTCCGGAAGAACCACCAACATCAGCACCATCAATCGTAAGTGTATTTCCTACATTATAATTTTGACCTCCTATTACAATATCAACTGTAAAAACATCACCATTACCATCTCTTTCAACAGAGAAAGTTGCATTAGAACCATCACCACCAGTTCCAGATACATCAGAATAAGTATTGTTTGCTTCTCCTATTAATGTGGTGGAACTTGTGATACCTATAGATGTTATACCTTTTCTTCCTCTTCCCGCATTAAAACCAAAGAAGTTATTACAAGATCCAGATGTAATGCCATTACCAGCATTAAATCCTACAAAGAAATTATTCTCCGCACTTGTAATGGAAGGTAATGATGTATTACATGAAATAAAGTTTGATGTGCAGCAGGCAATGATTGCACCAGAACTACCACCCACCCCAGTTAATCCAGAACCATCACCAAAAAATGAAGTTGCGCTAACGATGCCAGATGCGGCATCTATAACAACATCTCCTACCTGAAGTCCATGTTCTACTCTAAAATTTTGAGTGCTAATCAAAATCTTTCCCTCTTATTCTATAAGAGTATTTATTCTTTTTCTATCGCTTCAAAAATTTTATCAATATTATACAAGTCTTCATTCTCATTAAATGGATATTCATGTTCTACTCCATTAAAATCAAAGTCAAACAAATAACTTTTAGGAAGTTTAAAATTATGAGGTTTGATAGTTTCAATATTAGTATGCATATCATATCCAAATACTTTGGGACTTGTGCCGTTCCAAAGAACTACAGAAGGAATTTTAAGTGCTGCTGCAGCATGTTGAAGACAACTATCAATTAATATTCTCTTATCACTCTGAAGAATGATACTTAAAAATTCTAATGTGCTCAATTGCATTTCATTATTATATTCAATAATATTTGCATTGACACACTTAGAAGAATTTATTTTTGTGCATTGATAAATTGTATATTTCTTATGATACTTATCTACAATTTGTTGAGCAATATCATAGGGCATATCTCTTGCCCACATATAAGGTTTTGCATCAGAAGAGATCAATCCACCATTTGTATGAATTACCATAACAGGTTTTTTATTCTTTTTCCAAATTTTCTCTGAAATTTGTTTCTGTAACGGATTGAATACAATTTCTGGCATTTCACCCTTGTATTCTAATCCATACATCTTACACCAATTTTGAATGAGTGGAAGTTTTTTGTGAATATGATCCGTTGTAAAATAAGGTTCGTTATGAAAAATCAATGAGTCTTGATTTTCAATATAATTCTGATAGAAATAATTTGTGTTATTTAATTGATAAACTCTATCCACAAAGGGAAGATTCATAAACACATCAGTATAAACACACACAACAATAAGTTTTCTGTGTGGATGATTATTTTTTATACATTTGGCAACTGCTGTTGCAGCAATGTGTTTTCCTAATCCGCCTTGAACGTGAAAAATACTATACTTGTCTTTCATTATAAAATCTCAATAATTACCAAGGAAGTTCTTTTGAAATTGTTTTAGGTGCTGGTGGATTTTCAATAGAATTAATCCAGGAAGCATTATTAACTTCATGATTTCCAAGATTTTCACCAAGTCTTTGTCTTACCCAACCGAGAACAATTTCCTCAGTTAAATCTTCATAAGAAATAAAATTCTCAATATTTTCTGTTTTTAATTCAACAGTATCACCAGATTGAGTAGAAATATTTCCATTGGTACTATGTACACTATAACTTACTTCGGAAACAATTCCCAAATCGTTATTCAATTCTCCCATTCTATCAATTTTCCAAGTATGTGTGATTGTCATTTTATTTTACTATTTGAATTTGATTTTTTCTTGTCTTGACATATTTAGGAAGTGTTTGAATATATGGATTAGTTCTCCAAAAATTCATTCCATTACATTTTTCCAATACATATGATGAAAGAATATCTATTGGTTTTGGTGCAGTATTTTGAAGTTCCTTGCGAACTTCATGCATATCAGAAAGACCATAAGTTTTCATATCTTCTTCCCTATTATGATTTTGCAAATCATTAAATTCATGCTCATAATATTCTTCATCAAGAAAATCATAAAGTTTTTTTAATGTCTGTTGTGGTTTTTTAACAAGGTCTTGATATTCAACAAGATGTAATCTATCACCAAATCCTTGATTTACACCTTCCATTATTGAACTTAATGATTGTCCAAGAATTCCACGATCTCCAGCAATATACTCACAACGATTATCATCACTGATAGGAATATTCAGTTTTACTAATTGTTCATCAATAAAATTAATTCTAGGATTACCTTCTTCATAAGGATTACGACGAATCATCATAATCATTGAAGTTAGAATTTCCTCAACATCTCTGACTGGACAAATAATCTTTGCTTTCTGACCAATGTAACCTTCAATATAAGATACTCTTGCAGTCCATGCACGATTTTTATCAATGACTACTGGACGATCAATATCACTATAAAATTGATTGATAATATTAGAAATAATTAAATGTGCCTGATCTGGTTTTGGATAACCATGAAAAAGTTCATCATTTGTTAAATGATTTTCCACAGCAAACATTGTAGAAAGTACTGGACTTGAAGGGCCAGAATAAAATCTTGGATTTTGATTAAGTATTGATGATAGCAATGTACTTCCTGCTCTGGGAAGACCTGCCATAAAATAATATGTTTTTCTTTCAGGAAATATTAACTGTGATTTCATAGAGTGAATATACTTTCAATATATTATACGATACTTATTGAATAAAATCAAATTTTTTATATTTTTACTGGGATTCCTTCACCCTCTGGAAGTTTTTCTCTGTATGTATTTAACATTGATATATTTCCTGAAGGAAGACCAAGTTGCCCAGGTAATTGCTTATCTGTAGTAGAAGAAATATCAATTACCTGATCCATAATAAATTTTTGCTTTCTATAAGTTCTTTTGTGCGAATCAAAGGATACCATCATTATTGCATCAGTTTCCTCACCACAATGAGAAATTACCCTTCCTGTAGAAGTTTCAATCACCACCCAATAGTCATTCATTCTTTTTTAAGGTATTTGTCTTATTATAGATTATTTTTGGCGATCTGTAAAGTTGTGGCCAAGTATCACGAATTATTTCTGCAAGTTTATAAGGAGTTGTTGTAGAAATCATAATAATTAAAATAATGGAGGAACTTTTCTTGGACGATAAACCACCAATTCATTTTCGGCAATTTGATTCTGCCATTTTATGATTGCTGATAATCTTTCGGTTGTAAAGAAGTCTTGGTTCATATACCACTCATTCCACTTTTGATGACCTTTTGAATTGTTGCAATCTTTACAGGCACAAACTAAATTTGTAATTCTATCAGTTCCACCATTTGCTCTTGGTGTAATGTGATCTAAAGTAAGATTTTCTTCACTTTCACAATATGCACATTTGAAATTCCATTGTTCTTTAATTGATTGTCTCCATTTTCTTTTTGCCTCCGAACTTGATGTTGCTTCTAGATTATAAAGCAATTCTTCTGAGGTTGAATAGAGCATTCGTAATGTGCGAATCTTAAGTATTTAGATTCTCAAGTCACTACAATTTAATTCTCCCAGTTTTTATAAATGTTTCTAAAATACAAATCAACTTCATCTAAATCATCCAGATGAACATCACAAGTGTAGTTATGATCATCACACCATTCTAATGCAATTTCATGAAATTTTTGCTCACGCATAGTTCTTTCAACTCCATAAGTTCTCGCAAATGAGGACATTATGAAATTCCAGCACTGATCTTCGCGTTTCATTCTTTTCCTTTCAGAACTTCCTCCCAGTCCTTCTGGAATAACTCCAGTCCTTTATCCGTTAAAATATTTTTATACATTCCCCAGAATACAACTGGAGGAATTGTAACAACATCAGCACCATAAAGTGCAGATTGTTCTACTTGTCTTACATCACGAAGAGATGCGGCAAGAATCTGTGTGCTGGTTCCTGAGTAATCAAATGCCTTACGGATATTCTTGATAAGTTCAATACCATCTACAGAATTATCCATCCAACGACCCACGAATGGTGAAATATAAGTTGCTCCTGCCTTTGATGCAAGTATTGCCTGTGCTACCGAGAACACAAGAGTTACATTTGTTTTGATACCAAGTGAGGAAAGATGCTTACATGCTTTCAATCCTTCTACGGTACAAGGAACTTTAATTGTAACTGCTGGTGAGATTGTATAATAATTTTTTGCTTCTGTAAGCATTTCCTCTGCCGTATCTGCAACGACTTCTGCCGAAATGCTTTCTAACTCTGGGAATGTTTTTCCAATTTCACTAATAACTTCTTGAAGTTGTCTACCACTTTTAAGAATCAAAGTGGGATTTGTAGTAACTCCATCCAGTAGTCCAGTATCATATGCTGAACTAATCATTGAAACGTCTGCTGTGTCTAAAAAGATCTTCATAAAAGAAAAAGAACTCCTTAGTAATTATAAGAAGTTCTTTTTAGAGTGTCTATGAATTGTTGGGATTTGAAGATATTATTCAATACTTTTCCAAGCAATAGATTCCATTCTTTTCCACAATTGCAGAACATGTATCGCACCAATCTCCACAGCACATATAAGTAATTTTATTAAACTTACGAATATTTCCAGAATGTATGTGACCACAAATTACTCCGTCATATTTCTTATCTCTCTGAACACAAAATGATGCAATATCAGTCTCATATTGATTGATATAGTTCTTACCCCGAACACTATTCTTCAGTGCATAAACCAAAGAGAATCTGAAGAATCTTTCCAGTAACAAACTGATCGGTGTAATCAATTCATATCCTTTATTAAACATTAATTGTTTCCAGGAACCGGATGAATACTCGGAATACTTATCTCCATGAACACAAAGAAACTTATTTCCCTTTGAATCTTTATGCGTATATTCATCTACCATTCGGAAGTTCTTATGTTCAAAATCACAGTAGCGACGAATTTGCCCTTCGTGATTTCCAAGAATATAAATGACCTCTGTTCCCCTTTTAGCAAGATTTAATATTTGATGAACACACTCAGTATGTTCTTTTGTCCAACGAGTATTATATTTTTCCATACAGTAGATGTCTATTATATCACCTACCATTACTAACTTTTTAGTTTTGAGTTCTTTCAAAAACTTTAAGAACTTTTCAGTATTACATCTAGGTGTTCCTAAATGAACATCACTGATAAAAGTTGTATCGTACATAAAAAAGTATTTTTAAATATTTATGATATGACTTGCAATAAATTTCCAAAATAATAAAGTATGTCATACTCATGCATTTTCTTTCTTGTGGGAAAATTATGATGATCCTTATGCATTTCTGCTCCCCACATTAGAGGAAATAATAATCTCAAATTAATTGCACTATAAGGATTTTGTTTTCCCAAATGAGAGATAATAAACAGAAGATTAATCATCCAAAAACTAATTACGGGTATGAACGGAAATAAGATTGTAGAAATAACAGAATACTGCATATGATTATAATGTTGTTTTTTTATAACATCATCTCTCATAAATTTTAAAGTCAATTTAGGACTTGGTGGATGTTCATCATTCCAATTTTTAAAAATGGTATTAAGAACACCAACATATCTAAAATTATGTGGATCTTTATTTGTATCAATAAATCTATGATGATTGATATGAATCGCAGAATTTGCAGCAACACTTCCAAAATTACACATGGAAAATAATATACAAAAAAGTTCATTTATTCTTTTTGAAAATTTAAACTGCTGATGTGCAATTGTTCTGTGCATAAACAATTCCGCAGACAAATTAAAAATAGTCAATCCAATTAAAAATGAAATAATTAGATACCAAATTCCAAAAAAATAACAATAGGCAAAGAAAAATAAATGACTGATTGCAAAAAAAGTCAAGTATGTTTTCTTAGTTCTTGGTAATTTAATTGTCAAAGTTTTTAAAAAAGATTGCATTTTCTATTTCGTCGCAGTTAAATTTTGTCCAACCGTATCTATCAAAAAGTTTATGTGGTATTTTGCTATTTTCCAAAAAGGCAGCAAGACCCTTTATATTTTTTATCTTTCTCTGAGTATTTAATACATCATATGTTTTTTTCAATAACCAAGGTCTTTCTCCTCTATGATTTTTATCAATAAACATTCCATAAAAATAATACAATTCTTGAGTATTTGGAAGATAATTTAATTTTGCTGTACTTACTCCAATAATTTGCTGAGTATCAATATCTCTAATCACATAAATTACATGATTTACTCTTTCCAATGCTTGCTGGTAATTCAATGCTCCATTTCTTACCCATAAATCAACAATCTTTTCTCTGATTAAAAAATAAGGTTGATTATAAACTCGAATCAATTCATAGTTCATACTATAGTAGTAAAAGCAGCAGTACAAAAAATTGCTAATAATCCAGAAATAGCAACATAATTTGGTATTTTAGTTGCAACATAATTTACAATATGAGACATGAGAGAACTAGTAGATGCAATTGCCACCAATCTAATATTACCACCAGAAATATCAACAGCAAATGTTGCAATTCCAGAATTTACTTCCGAATATACTTCACTATAAACATTATTAGAACTAGTACAAATTGTAGAAATTTTAACAACTTGTTCTGCATTGCTAATAATAGTATAATCAACTGAGCGATATTCTCCTATTGAAAATCTTGAATGAATGCCAACGGGATCGGTTGTTTGAGTAACTATATCAATTTCAGATCCATATAGAACTCCACCACCATAAGGATACAGTTGAGGATATTGTGTCAATCCATTATCCTTTATGAAGACATTACCACCAACTACAAGTTTTTCTGTTGGGGAAGGTATGTTTATTATACTGTTTATACCTGTACCTAGACCTACACCTAAATTACCCGGAAAAGTAGCACTGGAATTTGGATTAAACCTCCACTCAGATCTTGGTTGATAACTGAATATTAAATCATCACCGATTGAATAAGATGCAGCAGCATCCAATGTAACTTCAACTAAATTGCCAAAAGTACCAGAAATATAAGTATTGACAATATTGTAATTTATGACTTCAGATCCAGGTGCTGAGACAGCTACAGTGTCTCCTACTGTAAGATACCGTGCCCAAGGATAAATAAAAGCATCAATAGTAATAAAATCGGTAGTACTATTACTATCTGCAATAATCGTTGATGTAGTAGTCGAATCTGGAACACCTATTACAACTGGCCCAGTATGGTCAATTTTAACAAATCTATCATCATCACCAATAACCAGATCTGCGGTATTAACATTACCAGACTCAATGTGAATATGAGACTGATCCGAAGGAGTCACTGCTGTTGGACGAATTCTTAAATATTGACCCTGACCCAGTAAAGATTCGTTTGGTATTAATTCAATATCACCTAGATTATTATATCCAGCAGTGCCGTTACCTATGATTTGAGTTCCAGTTATTTTAAGATCACTTATTTTTGCATCACCATTAACATCGAGTATGTATTGAGGATCTGTGGTTCCTATACCAACATTAGAAGTTGTATGAATACCTGATGATGTAGTAACCCATTGACATGATTCACCCACAGATACTTCAGAACTACCGGCAGTATCTATCCATTCCCCATCCTGTCTCACAAAAACTGGCATTTCTATTACCTCCTATTTTTGATATTTATGATTAGTCATAAGCAATATAAGTATATTTCTTAAATGCAACAAAAGAAATAATGTAATTTATAAATTCAGAATTTGTTGGTGTAGAAATAAGAACAAATTTATTATCAATAGAATCTACAGAATATGATGTTAATGGAGTATTTGTAGAAACATAAGTTGTACCATATTGATTATGAGATACAGTAATGCCATATCCAACAGCAATCACCTTTGCAGTTTGAATAACATTTTGTTGATTTCTTGCTCTAATGGTATACTCCACAGAATCATATTCATCTATAGAAAGAGTTGAATCTATTGTAACTGGACTTAAATCGCCATGACTAACAGCAGTATTAGAATTTCCATAAATGACAAAATTATTGATCGATATATTTCCATGAACTTCAAGTCTTTCTGATGGATTATTAGTTCCTATACCAACATTAAAGTTCTCATTTCCAATAATCCAAGTACTATTTCCTACACCAATTGCTAATTGATTATCACCAGATGAATTGTAGAGTTGAACATTATGTCCAATCGCTATATTGCAAGATCCATTAGATGATGATCCAGCACTATAACCAAAGAAGTTATTATAAGATCCATTAGATGATGATCCAGCATTATAACCAAAGAAGTTATTATAAGATCCATCTGTGTTGGCAAATCCTGCTTGAGAACCAAAGAAGTTATTATCAGTTCCAGTGGTGTTAAGATTACCAGAATTATATCCAAAGAAGTTATTAAAAGATCCAAGAGTATTATATCTACCAGAATACTTACCTAAAAAGTTGTTATGATATCCAGCAATACTACAACATCCCGAACCTTTACCGAAGAAGTTATTATCAGATCCATCACTATTATTTAATCCCGAATCGATGCCAAAGAAGTTATTACGAGATCCAGAAGTATTATTAAGTCCCGCACAAGCACCAAAGAAGTTATTGTTACTTCCAAATGTAGTACAATTACCAGCATTACATCCTACAAAGAAATTATTTGCTGCACTTGTAATGGAAGGTAATGATGTATTACATGAAATAAAGTTTGAAGTGCAGCAGGCAATGATTGCACCAGAACCACCAACTACAGTGCTGATTCCCGGTTGATACCATATATCACCATCGCAAGGATCAACTGGTGCTTCTGTAGAAATATATCTTGCCCCATAAGCATTACTTGCCGAAGTAATGCCTATTGTTGCTCCAATAGAAATAATTGGATTTGAGCAACCATATCCAATTTGAATTACAAAGACACTTCCGATTCCTGTATTACCACCAGATCCTCCATTACTTGATCCATAATAAGTTGCTCTTTCTCTTACATGAACCATACCCTCATACACTCTTGTCACATTACCATTGACATCTTCTATCACGATGTCATAAATGTATCTTCCAGGTTTTATGTTTGAAGTTTCTTCTGAAGTTAAAGAAATTTCAACCTGTCCAAGAGTTGGTGGATCTACTATTACAGTTGCGAAAGTTACTGAAGCGGCACTACCAGTCCACTTCCTCATCTGAGAAGCTACAATATAATTGGTTAAATCAATTGCAGAATTGGAATTGGAGTCCTTTAATGAAAAAATTTGGCTAAAGTCCGCGCCAGCATTAATGACTATATTATTTACATATACTGGTGCCATTTTTTAAATGTTCCCCTACTCTTTATTTATAATTGTATTAAAAATCAAAGATCTTGTGTGAGGGACATTATAAACATAAAGATTCCGAAGAGTATGAAAACTGTGAGAATGAAAAACATATTCTTAAAAATACATTACTGAAAGAGTAAATATGACGAATATGATAACTGTGAACATCATAATTCCTACTCCTGCCCAGATTATCCAAGGTTCCATAGGTTCGTGTTGAGGATTGTGAGACATATTATTGGTGCTTTTAATTATTGGGTTTATCATTAGTATCTCGTTCCTGAATTCCGACTTCCATTGCATTCATTGTAAAATTATATGCATTGACTTTTTGATTTTTACTAACTTTACTAATATA